CTTCCGCCACCGCGCCCTGTACGCCCGCCTCCGGCATCCCGGCCTCTTGCTGCACCTCTGCGGCCTTTTCAACCGGCGCGCCCTTCTGTGCCTCAGCCTGTGCCGCCTGAAGGGATTCTGCGTACTGCTCCTCTATGGCCGCCTTCTTTTGCTCAAGGATATGATCGGCTACCACCTGATCGACCTCGCTGCCCGCCTTGACCTCCCGCTGCCAGCCGTCGATCTCGAGTATCTGTAGCGCCATATCGACAATGCCCAGAAACGTAGGGTCGCTCGAAAGGGCATCAAGCGCCATCAGTTCGGCGTACTCTTCGCTCATCCCCTCTGCGATCCCATCCTGTACCACCTGCTCGAACCTCGCCTTCATCTCCGGTGTCATGCGGCTCTTGACATCCTGGTTGATGGACGTGAACGCGTCGCCGATCCCGGCCATCCCCACGCCCATGAGCCCGCCAATGGCCATGACCTGCTGCATCTCAGGCCCCCAGACAACCTCATCGCCCAATGCAATGCGCTGCACGGCCTCCTGATAATACTCCTCACCAGCCTCAGACAACCCTACGATGACGAGTTTGGCGCCGAACGTCGCGGTGCGAAACAGCCCGCTTGACAATTTCACCGGAGTAGGAGCGAACGCTGTCGCCAACTGCGCCGCGTCCAGCAGCCCGGTAATGTTGACGTTCTTCCAGAAAACAGAGTTGCTCGCCGCAGTCGCCTCTTCCCGGCTCATGCCCCGCTTGATGGCCTCGTCGAACGTCCCGCCGGCCTCCATCGCGCTCTCTGCCAGCCTCATCCCTGTACCACCAAGCACAGCGGTGATGATGTACCGGCCATAGTTCCCAAGAGATAACGCGGTCCCTATCGGTCCCGCAGCATAGGCACCAAGAACCGCAGTCGGCACCAGGGACAGGGTGAACGGGACAGTCCTCGCCACCTTGGTCGCGTAGAACTGCGGCATGAACAGATGGCCCCACTGAAAATCACCCAGGGTGTCGGCGGGTGCAAACGATTGTAGCTTCTCCCCGGACCTCGACAACGCTGCACCGATCCCGCCCTCTCCAAGCCACCGCTCAGCGACAGACTCCCCTTCGGGAGAAATGAGATTCCCCAACTCCTGCCCCGGCAACCACGTCTGCTCGTCTATCCACTGGAGAGCCCCGCCGGTGGCCCTCAACACATCGCCAACCCCGGCGACGAAGCTCTGGCCCACGTCTCCAAGCGTCTGCTGCATCTCTACGAACGGCCCTAGCAGTCCCGCCTTCTCCACCGCTGCCTCGTCCACCCTCTGCTGCGTCAACGCCTCCGCGCGCACGTTCCTTGCCTCAGCCAGACCACGCACCCACTGGTCTACCTCATCCTCAGAGAACCCCACCTCTCTCAAGGTCTGCTGCGCGGCCTGCACCGCTGACATGGACTCTTTGGTCCAGTCAGTCTCGATGATCCCGGACAGGAAACGCTCTCTCTGGTCCTCACTCATGAACAGCCATTGAATCTGGAGGTCCGAAGCATCAGGATAGACGGCCTGAATAACGGCCTTGATCTCCGGCGCTACACCCCATCGCGCGCCCTCGGTCTGGTCAACGAACATCTCCCGGTTGTACTTGACCATGTAGTCGATGAAGTCGTCCGGATTGCTGGCGGCAAAGCTCACCATCTGGTCAAGCATATCCTTCGGGAACAACGGGGATAGCGCGTTTTCAAACTTGGCCACAGCCTCTTGAGCCTTGCGTATCTGCTCACTCTGCGCGGCCTCAGCCATCGACGCTTCATACTGCAAAGACCCCTGAAGACTCACCCACTGCTCCCGCGTCCACGTCTTGCCCGTGGCATCGGTCATGGTGTCCCATTCGCCGTCCTGATCGAAGTCGGTGAACGTCTCCCCGGTGTTGCTCCGTACGGCCATCCCCTGAGAATTGACGTTCATGGTCCAGCCGTCAGGGATGCTGATCCCCAACTCCTCCATCGCAGACTCAGCGGTGTACTGCATGGCCGTTACCTGCGGTGCCGGGGTCGTTACCGAAGTCGCCGCGAACTGGCTCAGCGGGTTGTTGAACGCTACTTGCGGCTTCTGTGCAACCTGCTCCTCGTACTGAGTCCCCACAAGCCCCGGTCTCGTCTGCCACGTCGTCGGGTACCTCTGCTTATTGAACTCCCCGATAAGCTGGGTCGTGGGTGTGTTCGCCCTCTTCTCGTACGGTAGGCTCATGAACCACTCTGCATAGTTCTGATACCCGCCTGAAGCGACATCCTCCCATGCCGGTGGACCGGCCAGAGGCCCAGCTACCGCTGTGGTCGAGAACTGCGGTATAGGCTGCTGCGAATCGTACATCGCCTGCTCGACTGCCTGCCTCATACCCGCGTTACCGTACTGGTAGACACCACGAAGGTAATCTCGGTTCGGACTCTGGCCCTGATACAGGGAGTGCAGCACAGATACCGTCGCCTGGGACGCGTAGTCCTCCTTCAACGCCTGCTTCCATAGCGTGTTCCAGAACTTCTCAGCACCGGCTATGGCGTCCTCGCCCATCCGACTTTTCTGATAGTTCCTCGGGAACTGCGCCCAGTTGATCGAGCTAGGCACTATTCAGTCTCCTCGGTGGGGAGCTTCAGCCTCCCCTTCGCCCTCTCCAATAGTTGACCAAGCATACCAGTATCAGCAGAAGAAGAAGAAGGCCCTTCCATCGCCTCAAGAATGGACGCATCAAGCTCTTCGACGGTCAATTTCTTGCGCTTCATTCTGCCTCCCCTGAGCAATGAGACGGCCCCCATTCCCGCCTATCAACGGGGCCTGCATCATGCCGCCCTGTTCTCCCGCGCCCTGAGGTGCGCCCTGTTTCACGAACTGCTGCGCCCTCTGCTGGGCCTGCGCTTCCTTCGCCAGCCTCTTCTGCTCGAGCAAATCAAGTATGTCGGCTTGGATTATTCGTGCGCCCACATCATCACCACGTTCGATGCACGCTACCGCGCGGTTACGCCACCGGAGCACGGTGATCTCCGCCTCCGCCTCTTCCAGATCCACCATCTCCTTCTCACGTTCCGGGTTCTCAAGTTGCAGGATATGACGCCTCTTGTAGTCCCTCGATACCATGTTCCCCAGACTCGTCGCGACGCTGATATTCGCAATATCGTCGATCGGGTCAACCGAGAACATCTGAACGTTCAGGTCGAAGTCAACCTTCAGGTCGCTGAGCGAATACACTCTGCTCGATCCCCGGCTCCCTATCGGCGCGTTCACCGCACCGGAAATGATCTGCCACCGCGCCATTTCAAAGGCACGGCGATACCACTTGCTCACTGCCAGAAGCAGTTGATTCACTCGCAGTTGCTTCGGCCCCAGCAGGAGCTTGATCCCTGACGCCGGCATGGTGCTGAAGTTCGTCTCTCCATAATCTATCGAGGCAACCGATCCCTGCTGCTTCGCCCTCTCCAGCCTCGCACCCGCTGCCGCCGCAGCATTCTTGATATCGGCTATCGGTATCAGGTCCATTCTCCCGCCCGGTGGACGTTCGATGTGCTGCCCCGGATCGTACGGATCATCTTTCTTTCCCACCGTAGTCGGGGTCTGCACCTCGGATTGATAGCTCTGAGTAAGGGCACGCTGTGCCAGCGTAACCTCTATCGTGGCGAGGCGATTCTGGTGCTCGTAGACAAGGCGCACCGGCCAGTAGATGCTTTCCCCCTGGTGCTCCAGTGCAGCCGCATCATAAAACTGAGACCCCAACGCAACGGGGACAGCACGACGTTGTAGGGGCAGTACGGCCTGCCGTCAACGTCCTTCCACCTGTGCGCAACCTCTTCCACAATCTCCCCGAATCCCCCGCCATCCTGCAATGCCTCCGGCCCCACATACACAACCCGTCGTTCCCGATCAATGAACTCGCTGACAGTACCATATGTGGTAGGCACATTGGCCTTAGGATAGTCCGCTTTGATTAGCGCCGCTGACCTCTTGAGAAACGAGCACCCCCATGCTATGCCGTCTGCATCCACATCATGCACGAAGTACCGGGCATCCACCGGCACCACGTCACCGACAAACCGCTTTCCGTCCTGCCTCACCCACGACCGCCCCACTATCCGGCCCCGGTACAGCAGTTGATCGGTGATGAATGGACGCAACGCAATCATCCTCTGCTCCAGGTAGCTGTCTACAACCCCATCAACAAAGAGCGCGTTGAACAGGCTTTCTATCGGTTCCTTCTCCTCGTCCTTGAGGTTATCGCCCAATACCTCCGGCTGCATCCTCGCGGTATTCAACGCCGCCGCCATAATGTCGCCGTAGTTCATCGCCTCATTGAGGGTCACGTTGATGGCGTCCCGCACGGCACGGCCCGGCTGCTCCTCCAGCGTGAACTCCTTGTTGAACCGCAGGTCACGGTCCGTGTCCATGCGACTCCACAGGTCGCCAAAGGCTCTGCGCCGGTTACTGACCAGAGTCACTACATCATCTGCCACTCTACCAACACCTCGATGAGGTTACGGGCCGAACTCCTGCCAACTGCGGATTGATCCCCGTCGCTACATAACGGAGACAATCCAGCAGGTGAAATCTCGCCTTGTCCTTGATCTCGTCGGAGATTGTGCCGTCCGGGTTGAGCTTGAACAGGCAATTACTCAACTGCTCCAACAGGTGCACCATGTCGGAAAAGACGAACAGCCGGTTGTGTTCCATGAAGCCCCTCACGCGGTCTACTTGGGCCTTCACGGACCCCGATTCCGAAGTCCCGTCACCCAACCTCACCGGCTCCTGTATCGGCCACCCCTGCGACGCATAGGCTTGTCTGATCTCCCCCTCCTGGTGACTGCCCCCTATCCTCATAAGCACGGTTTGCCCCTCAGTGATGCGTTTGAACTCAATCGCGTGCTCGTACGAGGACTTCCCCCCGCCCGGCAGGTACTCATGATATGCGTACAGCAGCCCAGTGCCAGGGTCTTGCGCTATGAACAATGCAGCAGGGTTGGCCTCCCCGAAGTCGTGGCCCACATATCGGGGCCAGTCCGGGTTGAGCTGCATCCTCGGGATCACCTGTGAAGCATGGTTGAATTGACCATACACGAGCCACGAGTCCTCTATATCGTCGTCTTCGGCCAATATCTCCTGCCGATACGCCTTGAGGCTCATGTCAGCAGACAGGTCGTGCAGGGCCTCGGTGCTGATATACGGATTGTCGTACGAGGAGAAGTGGAACGCCTGCCACCGGCCCGTATCATCGGCCTGCGCCCTCTTGAACATCTTCGAGGCATGACGGGGATCTCGCGCTTTGCTCACCCCGGTAGAATACAGGCTCGGCGGGGTGTAGATGAATACCGCGTCTCCGTTGTTGTCGAGAAGCATCGGCTGTCCGACGACCTCCCACGCATCCTCACAGGTCAACTGATACTCGTCGAAGATCAGCAGATCGGCATAGTCACCCCTGAGTGTGTTCGCATTCCAGGCCGTCTTTGCTCGTATGCGCTGCTTCGTTCCTGGAACTTCAATGACCCGCTCAGTCTCGTTCTTGTGTAGAGCACCGTCACGTATCGGCTCGTCAAGAGCCCGGCACACCTCGAACCAGAATGCATCGGTCTGCTCTGACGTAGGTGCGGCATAGAGAACGCGCCGCCCTTTGTTGAAGGCCCGGACTGCAAGGATGGCGATACCCACAGTCTTACCACCGCGTCTGCCTGCCTTGATTACCTTGCGTTTGGCCTCAGACTCGATGAACTCCAACTGCGGCACATGGGGCTTGCGCTCCCTGATGATGCCCGTGGCTGTCGTCATTGATCCTGCACCACGTGATATTTTTTGACTTCAACCTCAGCCTGCACCTTGTCCCGGAACTTCTCCCGGTTCGCCTTGAGCATGAATATCAGCAGTGTGTCGCTGTACTTCCGAACAGTGGAAACCAGAACGCCCTGATAGAAGACCGGCTCGTCGACCCCTTCATACCCTCTCCGCCGGGCCTCCTCCTCAAGCAAATCGGTCGCTTCCTCGCGTGCGTCCTCAAATGCCGTCGCAAACGCCGGGTCCTGTTCGAGCCAATCATAGAACGTCCTGCGCCCTACATCAGCCTCAGTGCAAGCACGAGTGATAATGCCGCAATTCTTGTAGATGCCCAAGAACCTGTTTTTCTGCTGTACGGTAGTTTGTGCAGCCTTCGTAGGCGCGTTCTTGACCCGCCTGTTGCCGTTGTTGGTGACCATCTACCGCCCTCCGGGGTAGGAAATGGTTCTCGTCTTCATTTCCGTATTGCCTCCGAAAAACCGGGGTTTTGCCTCGCCATGTAGGAAATAGAATCGCTAGTTTTCGTGGTGTTGAGAGTGGAGCATTTCCGTATTGTCATCATCTCTTCCCGTCAATGATCGTGACGACCGCTTCACCAAACTCGTTGAGGCGGAACTGCACGTTGAGCCGCTCGTGCTGGGTGCAGTTGAGCAGGTGAATGGTCCTCACCGGGGAGAGCTTCTGCCACGCCATCGTCCCACCCGGCATGAGGAGCTTCGGCGCGGATTTATTGCTGTCTACGCTCGTCATCGTGAATCCGTGTTTTCGCTGTATGGAGTCCATGAGCGTCTGCGTCTCATGCTCCTTCAGCCCCGGTATGTAGATTCCGTTGCCCATGTCACCTCCTCATTTCAGCGCCAAGGCGACGATCAGCCCGACGATCACCACAACCATGATGTACGCTATCTGGTCGCACACTGCGCCGCCGATCCTCCCCAACCAATAACATAACGTGTCCATTACTGTTGATTATAGCATGGGGAGTCAACTCTGGCCCTAGCGACCCGGCCTCAGCACCCTACCACGTTATTGGCATCGAGCAGAGCTCAGGTGATGCAATCTATCAGGGTACGGGTTGGCCATTAGTTGCCAACATCCGAAGTATTCACGTGTGAAATAGTACCATCGTAGGGGTTGACATGTTGTCAGGAACCTGATAAGATGAAGCTACCAAACGAGAGGGAGGAGAACGATGGCAAAAGCACCTACCAAACGAACCAAGCTCGATGATCTCATCGGCAAGCTACAGGAACTCACGGAACCGTTCGATGAACTCAAGTGCGAGTTCGAGGAATGGCGCGACAGTATGACTGGCACCAACCTCGCAAATACCGAGAGGTACAGGATGGTCGAGGAGACTGCCGACGCCCTAGATACTCAATACACCGCATTCGAGGACATCATTAGTGAACTCGAACAAATGGACTGGTCCTAGCCTACTACGAAAGGAGAAGGAACGATGGCACAGAAACACAACGAATGGTATTGCCTGGTATGCAACCACGAGTGTGGGAGCAAGGAGACACCAATGCACTACGTTTACGCCACAGACCGCAGTAGTGCAGGGCCATTCTGCACACATGACCACGCCATGCAGTGGCTACAGCAGCACCCCGAGTTCGACCCTGTACGATGCGCCAAATGCGGAGATATTATCGTCAATACCCCGTGGTATATCCGACCATAGCCAGTGACGAGCCACATCACTGTCTATGCTGCACGTCCTAGCCTACTCCACCGTGTAGCGCCTCACCTCGTGGGACGCTACCGGCAAGGCGTAGCCTTAGCAAACGAAAGGGAGGAGCGAGACAATGTCAGCTTACGTGGTAGACCGAAACCATATCCTGTACCTGCTGGAAGCAGCAACAGCGAACATGAATCACATAGGAGGCGCACACCGATTCTACTGGCATCACAATGACGAGGCGCACTACCTCGAAGCCTGTGACTTTGACGAGATGGAACGGGTCGCAAACATGCTCTGGCAGGAGAATGTACGCAGCGTGATGTACCGCTATCCCAACGATAGCATGTCAGAGCTTCCCGGTCCTATAGGCGAAGACTACAGGATAACCCGGAACGACTTCCACCTAACGTGGTTGCTCATTGACCCGGTTCAGGTGCTCAAGGCTTGTAAATGCTACGAGTACCAGTCGTGCGAGCATCCGGCGTGGGAGTCCTCGGAAGCATATGCCTTCATTCAGACGCTCAAAGAGGATGCAATATCAGCCCTTCCGGGTTACGACGGCGCTGTTTGGGGAGTACCTGCACCATACTCAGGAAACGCGATCCGCATAGCCTAGCCCACGAGAGGAGAAGGAACGATGAAACATACACCAGGACCGTGGGAAGTGATCGGACAATCTGAAGGAGGACGCTACATTACTGTTAAAGCCACGATGGGGCGCACGGTAGCACGTGTCCCTTGGTGCACAGATGCCCAGGGTGAAGCAGGCACAGCCACCGATCATCATGATGCCGTGCTCATAGCCGCTGCGCCGGAACTGCTGGAGGCTTGCACCATAGTAGCGGATACGATTGATGGAATGCATGACCTCAGTCGCACTATGGATAGCCTAAGAAGGCACTGCAAGCAAGCCATCGCCAAGGCTACGGGAGGGGAACGATGAACGATCGTGATAAGTGGAATAAACTACCCCGCTACTGCGCCGGGGGCTGCGGCACCCGGATAGATGACCTGCCAAAGACCTCCAACTACTGCCCGGCCTGCCGGCACAAGCGCCAGTCTCAGGGGGCTAGGGAGCGGAGGCTTTCCGAGAACAGCCAGAGAGGGTAACTACAGGGCGGAGGACTGCCGCGCCACGATACGCTGGACGGTCCTCCGCTTCCTGTTGCCAGTCTATCTCGGATCCAGCTTCGTGATCTTCTCCCACTCCTGCGGCTCGTCATCGTAATAGCCCACTGTGTATCCATACTGCGCCAGCCACTCAGGAGCACGCGTCTTAGCCCACGCTGGACTCAATAGTACCATCGACCGGAAACCGCGCTCGTCCTCACAGTTGAATATCATCCACACTCCCCCCTCTTGATAGCCATCGCGTCGCTCAGGTGCTTGTCTTTGACTGGGCCAAGAATGCTCATCCTCGTTGTTTCCCCTCCTGCTCAATACGGTTGAGTTCCCCCT